AAAAATTTGAGAGTTTTAGGACACTCCCTTCTTTAAATTATTTTTTAAAATTTATTAAAACCTTATCAAAGCTTTCCATTGATCTTAAATCTTCATCATACATGACATAATTATCTAAATACCCTAAGTTTTCAATTTGGTTTTTTTGAATCATATCTTCAAAAGTGAACCAACCTAATAATATAACTGTGTTTGTTTCACGGAATAATCTGACTGAAATAAAAATATCTTTTGGATTATTCCTAGCTTGTTCTACCATTTCTAGTGTCCTAATATGGAAATCTTCAGTTCTTGTTTTAACATCGATTTTTAAAGAACACTCCTCATTTTTTAAAAGAAAATCATAATAGTCATGTTCATCAAAATTTGTTGAATCTTCTTCATAGTTGATATTGTTATCTTCGAAAAACATTTTAATTGCTTTTTCACCTAATTTTCCTTCAAGCATTTTTTGTTTTTTGTTTTTTAATCCTCCTTTATGAAAATCGTGCCTATTAGATGTGTAAGACTTAGATTTATTTGCATAATCATAAGCCTCGTTATATAATTCATCTGTAATTACATATTCTTTTTTTAATATCAATTTGTTCACCTTTAGTTTATATATTGTTTTTGACATTTATATACTAATTTTAAATTGAACATAGTAATAACATATTAAAAAAATATTAAAAATGTACTATTCTTTTTTTGATTATCATAATTAAAATTAACAATATGAATAACTTGTACATACTTACTGAAGAACGAGCCAAACCTCATGTTGTAAAAAGGATTTTAGAAATTTATTCAAATGAATATAATAAACAATTAAAAGTAAACAATGGAATAAAAATAATTCCTAATATAAATTCTAATGAAATATTTAATAGTGAATATAAAATTGAAAATGCGGAAATAAATGGTATAGACAATATAATTTTAAAAATAGCTTCCGGTAATTCTAGTTTTGTAGATTTTTTAGTTTTTGAACAAAGTTCTGCTCCAAAAGAATGCAGCATCAATAATGAACATGATGGAAATAATTTAAAGTTACTCATTGAAGAAACAAAGACCAGTGATAAAGAGTCCAGAAACACAGGTGTTTATCAAAGAATGAGTAAATTCGTTTATGCGGATTATTTTTATCCTAATACTCCAAAAATCATGTTATACAACATTGCAGAACCAGATGATGATAAAACACCATCAGATACAAGCATATTTGGAACAAACATGTTACTAACCCAAAATGTTAAAATAATTGGTAAATCATTGAAATATTTTGATAAATTTAAAAGCATTGATGAATTAATTGAATATAAAAATGGCATGCGTCGCCCACCAAAAGGCAATGTTCCAATTCTAATAACTAAAGAAAACAATTCAATTAAAATATCTGGTCGATTGTCAAAACCAGCAAATGCGGGGAATATTGGTCATGATCCCAATATTGGTGCATTAACAGCAATTAGTAAAACATTGAGAAGTTTAGGTTGGGATAAAGACATTATAATTACTCAACATGGAGTCAAACAAGAGTATGTTAATAATGCAAGATCTAATAAATTTTTCAATATTGCTTCTATTCTCAATCTTAAACTTGAAGGAATAGACATAAGTAGCACAAAATCAAATTTAAAGCAATATTGGCATTATGAAAAAAATTCTGAAAAAATGGGTACAATCTTATTACATTTAATTGGAATAACAGACTCTCCAAGAACTGAAGCCATATATGAAAATCATGCAGGTTGTGAGAGAGGATATTTCTACACTTCTAGTGGACAAGCCCTAGCATTACCTAAAAAAGATAAAAACGGCGTTAATCTGTATTTACCTGATTTAATATTAAAAAATGATGATAATAAAGAAATCTTATTAATCGAAGGAAAACAATCTTCAACACTTAATCAAGGATTAAAAGAAATTAAACACTTTGAAGCTATTGAAGACGAATTTATTAAAAAGTATTATCCCAGTTATTCAATTACCCGATGGGTAAGTACTTATGGTGAAAACATATATGGAAATGGCATTCACCCCAAAGTGTTATTCCATTTAAATAAAAACGGAACCTTTTTATTAAATGAAAAGACTCCAGCATGGTTAACAGATTTAATCAAAAGAATTGAAGTTTCTAATTAAATAACTACATTATTAAATATCTTGAGAAATATGGTAAATTTATACATACTTGCAGAAGAACTGCCCAAATCAGAGATTTTAATCCAAATATTAGAATATTATTGTGCGCAATTTAATAAAAAAATTAAATCAATAAATAATCCAGTTATATTGCCAGTATTCACAAATAAAAAATTTAATTACAGATATAAATTTTTAGATTTTAATATTGAAGACATTAATCAGATTAATATTGAAATTGTTTCAGGAAAATCTAGTTTTGTAGATTATTTAATATTTGAACAGGATTCTAGGCCGAAAGAACATGATTTAAATAATGATAATGATGGAAATCAGTTAAAATTAATTATTGAAGAAACAAAAACTAATGATATTGAATCTAGAAACCAAGTTTTTCAAAGAATTTCAAAATTTATTTATGCTGAACATTTTTATAAAAACGTTAAAAAATTAATGTTTTATAATATTCAAATTAATAATGAAAATAAAATACCAACAGATAGTAATAAATTAGGAATTAATATCTTATTAACATTAGATGTTGATATAATTGGGATTAATAAAGAGTATTTTAAACCATTTGAAGATGAAAAGGAGTTAATTAAATTCAAAGATGATATGAACCTACCTAATCATACGAATATACCAGTTAAGATTACTCCTTGTGAAAATCAAATTTTTATTTCTGGAAGTTTGGAAAATCCAAGAGGTTCTGGAAATCTAAATCATGATCCTAATAAAGGCCAATTACCTGCGTTAGTTAAAGTATTGAGAAAATTTGACTGTAATGAGGAAATAATTATTATAAACCATGGCGTAAGTCAACAAACCATAGATAGAAGTAGAGGAAATAAATTTTTGTTTTTAGCTAAAATTTTAGATTTTAAATTGGAAAATATTGAATTGCCTGAAATAACCCTACCTACTCAATATTGGAGATATAATATAAAATTAGAAAAAAATGGAACTATGTTACTCCATTTAACAAGTATTTTCAATAATCCTCACACAACTGCAATTTTTTATAATCACGGAGGGGGTGAGTTAAGTTATTTCTATAACTCAAATGGGGAACCCACTCAATTATCACAGAAAGATCTTCCAGATTTAATATTAAAGAACGAACTTTCAAAAGAAATATTAATAATTGAAGGAAAAACAATAGATAAACTTCAAGAAGGCTTAGATAAACTTAATGACTTTGATTCGATTGAAGAAGATATTTTAAATCAATACTCTGATTATAAAATTAACCGTTGGGTTGTTACTTGTAATGGAATAATATCTAAACAGGATTTGCATCAAAAACAATTATTCCATTTAAATGAAGATGGGACTTATTTCCTAAACGAAAAAGCCCCACAATGGTTAAATGAATCATTTGAAAGAGTAATTAATTACTAATACTTCTGTATTTTTTTCTTTATCTTTATTTTTTTTATGATAATTAGAATTACTATAATCTGAATTAATATCTAATACAGTAAACTCATTTGCTTCAATCCAATCCAGCAATAAATCATTTTGTCTTCCATCATGAATGGTCACATTAGATAATGCAAAATCAATTCCTCTTTTATCAAGTTTAGATAATAAGTCCAATAGATTTTTTTCTTCTTTTATTGTCCAGTTTTTAAAACCTCTATTCCCATCATTATATGAACCAGTAGTTATCAAATAAGGAGGGTCGCAATAAACAAAGCTATCTTCAGTTAAAATAGAATAATCTAAGATTGTAAAATCTTTATTTAAAAATATTATATCTTTTTCGTGGATAATATTGATATATTGTATTAATCGTTCTTTCATATTCTTTGTAAATGAACTACGATTGGTTCCATGTGGATTATTATATTCTCCACTATTATTAAATCTAAATTGGTAGTTAAATGAAAAGGATATTAAAATATACAAATCTAATGGAAATTTTTCATCAGTTTGATTATACTGATTTCTAAATTTCAAGAACCCCTCTTTTTCATCTTTTCTTATATTATTCTTTTCAATTGTGGTTTCGATATAATTAATAATATCATTACAAGAATTATCTTGAAGATATTTAAATAAATCAACTAAAGGAGTTAATTGGTCATTATAAATAATTTTTGAAGCGTCACTGTTAATACCAACATTAAATCCCCCTCCAAACATATCTACAAAAATATCATTGTTTTCAGGGAAAGCTGTGAATAATTGGGGCAGTATTTTATGTTTGCCGCCGATATAATTAAACGGACATTTTAAAAAAGTCTTTTTGGCCGTATTTTATTTCACCAATAGGAGTTAATTCGTTTTTTGGTTTTTTCAATGAATTATTCTTTAAATCAAATGATGATTGGACTGTCTTCATTAATATCCTCCTAATGTTGTTTGAATAGCTTTTTTGTTCCTAAATAATTTTTATATCTTTTATTCCGGGATTTTCCACATCTTTTTCAACAAAAAATAGAAGTTCATGTAAATCTTTTTTGGATTGTTTTTTTTGGCTTTTAAACTTTCTATATTCAATAGGTTTTGCTAATTTATAAGTTTCAGCAATTCCATGTTTTCTAAATATCTCTTCAATTTCATCTATAGTTAAAATTCCATCAGTACTATAACTCATTATAATATATTGAAAATCTGCATTTTCAATTATGTCGTCTAAAGCATTATATACATCTTTTTTGCGACAAAACCTGGAAATTTGATCTTTATAATTTCTCATTCCAGAAACGCCTTTAATTTCAGGATAATCATATTTAGCAATTGTTTCCAAAACATGATAGTTCGGAGGATATTGCCTTGTATTATATGGTGGATCAAGATATAAAATATCTCCTTTAATTTCTCTAATCAAATCATGAGCATTTAAATTATAAGATACATTTTCTTTTTTATTATCTAAAATGTTTAAATTTTGTAATTTAAATAGATTGTATGTTCTTTTGTCCCATGTTTTTAGATAAGCACCATAAACTCCAGCAATATTAGAGTAATAAGGAACAGTTTCAATTAATACGGCCAATAAATAAAAATATTCATTTTCAGAAATTATATTATCGTCTAACCATCTATTTAATAGTATCCTTATTAAATCAATCCTTTTTCCTGTTTCAGGTTTAAAATACATTCTGTCACAATCATCTGATGAAGGAGTATAATTATTATACACGAATAATTCTTCATCGTTAATATTATACTTACTTTGAAGTGCATCTAAAGATGTATTCTCTAAATAATTAATTAAATCATCATAATTATTTAAATTTAGTTCTTTTCTAAGTTTATCAAAAGTAGGAAAGATATTGTTGTCAATAGTTGCTTTTTGCAGCACATATGAAAAATATAATAAATCATTGGAGATTATTTGGTAATCTTTTTTGAAATATCTTGCTACAGATGAAGTTCCAGAAAAAATATCGCAAAAAATCATGTCTTCATAATATGGAACATTTTCATTGATGAACCTTTCAATATTATCTAAAAGTGCAGTTTTATTTCCTATAAATCTCATTATATCGACCTTATTGTAAAATATTAAGAACTGTTTTTCCAGTTTCGGTCAAAATATACATTCTACCTTTTGAATCATTCTCATTAAGACATAGAACAAAATCATGATCTTTTAAATCTTTTAGCAATGCACTAACATGATTTAAACGAATATCAGTTTCATTAGCTATTTCTGATGGGATTTTAATTCCTTCATTTAATGATTTTAGAACTTTATATCTATTTTTCGACATTTTAATGTATGCAATATGTTCAATAATTTCCTTTTCCATGTTACTATGTTTATAATACAAATTTATATAATTCCTACTATATAATTAATATATTTTTAATACATTATTAATATGTAATGTTATTTATAGATATTTCTCATTAATATAAATTTCTAATTATCAAAAAATATTTTTTTAAAAAAAAGTAGACTCTTTCAAAAACTTTGTTGATTTGA